CGTGCGGGAGATATCCAAGCTGGATTCCAAGGAGCCAATATAGGCACAGGATATACCGGTACAGAATTTACCCAGCCCGATCTGGCAAGTCGCATTGCTCAATTCCAGAATCCTTTTCAAGAACAAGTTTTGGATGTTGCACAAGACAGAGCAGCTAGAGCTTTTAATCAACAACAGGCACAAAGAAATCTACAGGCAACTAGGGCCGGTGGTGCTAGTGCTTTCGGGGCAAGAGGCACACTTGCAAACCTAGAAGCAGAAAGAGGATTCCTAGATAGGCAAGCTGCACAAGAAGCTGACTTATTATTAAAAGGATATGACAAGGCAACCGCTACTGCACTAGCTGATATTGACAGACAATTAAAAACACAACAGCTGACTGACGCATCGAAAAGAGCAGCAGCTGGCTTGGGTCTTCAAGCCGATGTTGCAACCGGAAGATTTGCACAGGCTGCTGGCGCACAAGATATACAAGCACAGCAACTACGAGATGCTGCACAAAGAGCGCAGGGACAACAAACATTACAGGCATTGCTTGCAGCTGACAGATCAGCACAAACAGCAGGTCAGTTAGGACTACGTGCTGACCTTGCTTCTGAAGAGCTGGCACTGAAAGGTGGAGAGCAAGGTATAAGGGCATTCGATGTAGGAGAGCGTGCGAAGCAAGCAGCAGGTGCGCAAGGTCTACAAGCAGCAATTGCGAATCAAAAAGCATTAGCGCAAGAGAAAGCTAGGTTGGATACGCTTGCTAGATTCGGCATAGATGTTGATCGACAAGAACAAGCATTAGACTTGCAGAGGCTAGGAGCACTACAGGCATTAGGTGCAGATCTAAGGGCAGATGAGCAGCGTATACTAGATACAGCATACGAAGACTTTTTGCGACAAAGAGACTTTCCTAAAGAGCAGTTACAGTTTTACTCTGGCATTCTCAGGGGTGCGCAAGCTGGCCCGATGGATAGAACAGTGGCTACACAGCAACCCGCTGCTAGTCAAACAGGCCAACTACTTAACTTCTTATTAGGTGCAGCAGCTTTGAATAGAGCAGCTTAGGACGTTTAAACATGGCAATGGAAGATCTACTTAGGATTGCGGATAGAACAGAGGGGTTGCCAGATCAAGCTCTAGCCCAGCTGACACAGGCTGGAGGGATTGAAGGAGTTATCGCTGCGAGCGAAATGAAAGCTCGCAATGATATCAGGCAAGAAGCCTCTGCTATGCAGAATATGCAACAGCCCCCTGTCATAAATCAACTTCTAGCTACAGCCATGCGTCCTACTATGCCAGCTGGCCCTATGGCGCAAGTCCCAATGCAACAGCCTATGCCTGATCCAATGATGACATTGCAGTCTATGCAGCCAGCACCAATGCCTATGGCAAAGGTTGGTGGTCTAGTTAGACGATTCCAATCAGGAACGCAGGGAACTATAGGTTTACAGAATAGTAATTTAGATAACTTCTTTAGCCAATTAGAAGATGCTGGGGTCACGGAGGATCAATACCGATCTTTGTCTCCAGTTCAACAAGAGCAGCTTGTTCAATCAATAAATGATAGAACAGCACTACAACAATTTGGAATGGGCGCATTGCAATCAGGGGCTGCTGCGGTAGATGCAGCTATGCTTGTACCAAGAGTAGCTGGTAATGCTTTACAAGAGGTGATGTTTAGTAGATTCGGACGAGCTGTGGGATTATCTGATCCGGGTGATACAGCTTCATTAACGCCATTTGACGCATCTCAAAGAGCAGTCGCAGATATGAGGGCAGGTTTGCCACCTGTTCTAACAAGACCTAGTTTAAACGTTCCAATGAGCGGGACGGTTACAAGTGGACAGCAACCGTCTGTTACAACTGTACAGCCGAGCACAACTGTTTCAGCTGGAGTACAACAACAAACGTCTGTAAGGCCTGATGACTCTAAGCCTACTCCCGATAATCAGACCGGAGGTCTAGCTTTGCCACCGCCAAATGATATCGCAATTTTAAGCTCTATGTATCCCGGTGCATATGGTGGGCCTATGGCGGGGTTGACTCCGCAAAATATAA